TCGGTTGTATTTTTTATACGATCTTTTCTTTGATTTATTTAGGTTTTTTGTGTGTCTACCAGGACGTTTACGAGGTTTTGGACGTGGTATAAAGTTTACAAATTTACGCTTCGCCATCGAAATATTTTTCTACCGTAGATTGTAATGACTGTCTAGTTAAGTGAGGTATATAACTTATAACACCATTTACTTTTTGTTCTAAATCTGTGCCACATGTTAGACACCTATAAAATTGTTTTGTTATTCCAACCAAAGGTGTGTATTCATCACACGTGGGGCAGATCCCATTAACTATCTCTGCTTCTATTTTGAAATTTTTTCCGGTCATAAACTTTCTTAGATCGTACCACACGCTGGTGGTAACGTCTATCTTTTAATTCTTTTGCGACTTTATTTGAGGTGGAGTTTTTTGATTGATTTTTCACCTAAATATATTTCCGTTTCTGCTTCACTACGTATGCATTTATACGATATGTTAGGATTAAATTCACGCTCTGCTATACGACGTGCACGTAAACATTCAGCCATAGATTCTTGTATTCTGTGTTCCTTGATCTCTCCGTCCCAGAACATAAGAAGGGCTATCACAGTCTCTATCATTGTGAATTACCGTTTGTGTATTTCATTTCTCTATTTGCATCTTTTAGTTTTTCAATATCTATTAAAACCTTATCCATTTGACCTCTTAAAAACTCGATGTTTACTTTGTTTAGTGCCATGTTCTCTATGTGTGCGTTTAACTTTTCAGTAGTCTTATAAAGATCTTCGATCATCATAAATTGTTCTGAGTCCGCGGGAAGCGACCCAAGTTGGCCACGTGGCCATTTTATTCTAAACTCTGTGTTTTCTGCTAAATCTTTTTCCATTAATTGTATTCGAGTGTCCGCTATGTTTAACCTTTCAACAATCTGAAAATAGCCCATGGTGCCGAGTGCCACGATAATTATTAGACTGGCAACCGTCTTCATAGGCATCTGCACGGCGGCAGATTCAGATATTGTTAAAGGTTTCTTACTCATGTTTTGGTTTTGGTAGAGGGATTATAATATCTTTTGGATCAACTTTCAACGGTTGTGGTGGCTTTACACAAAACGCTAGTAAACATAACAGAATTATAAGTATTGCTGTGAACCTGTAGTCCATAACAACCTCCAATCATATTATTTTTTCCAAAATATAGATTTGATTTTATCCCAAATCTTGCCAATAGCTTTTTTAATTTTATCAATCATTTTTCTTTTCCTCTATTTCATAGAAGAACTTGTCGGTGTCTTCTGTCCGCCAGGCTCTACTATCTTCTACGTTCCATTCAGATGTCTGCACTTTCCAATCAGGAGTCTCATCTTTTACAGTGAAAGAGGGGATATCCCAGATACATCGATTGTTTGGTTGTGCTGCAAAATTGCCATCATCTAAAGCAATTATGTGAGCGCACTTGTGTTCGTGCGGGATCTCTGAATGATCAGTGTCAAGTATGTTAGCTTCTGGATGAGCAAAGTCAATAGTAAATAAATATTTTCCTGAGTGCCATTTTTTATCTTTTCCTATATACTTACCGGCTTGTGATTCTAAAATATCCCAAGAAGTGACAGCAGGATAATAAGAAAAACAATTCCAGAGCTGTAGTTCATCAAGTCTTCTTGTGGGCACGTTGCGTGGCTCAAATCCCTTTTGAATAAACGCGCTAATTGGTAGGCGATAAAATATTGCACCGTTTTCCATAATAGCATGCCATAATATGCTCCGACCTGTAAGAGCGCTAATACCAAAGATAATGCAGTCTTCAACTTCTCCGTGATGTTTTTTAAGATCATATAGATATTCCTTTCTTATCTGTGCATAAATAGGTGGTACGTTTGCATTTAAATAAGCCATAATAAATTTCCATATTAAAACATATCATCTATCTTATCTGATATGTCTCCCCAATTATCTCCAACTTCATAGTCTACCTTATTTGGTACCTTTAGTTCAACACAATTTTCCATGATTTCTTTTATCTTGTTAGCATGTTCTTTTGACTCAACAGATATATCAAGTTCGTCATGTAATTGTATCATTGGAAGAATACCTTCTGATTTTAAATCTACCATGGTCTTCTTTGTCATATCTGCGGCACTACCTTGTATTAATTTATTAAGAGCTTTATATGTAAAAGCTCTTCTGATCCCTGGTCCGTGTTCCTTGATTGCATCTTCATGTTTCAAGGGTTTGTGCACACCAAAATAACTTGGCTCCCATAAATTAAATCTACATCTACGTCCAAGAAGAGTTCTAATTTTACCAGAGTCCTGTGCTCTATTCATGACTTGTTTAATTAATTGTTTTACAAAAGGCACTCTTTGGTGATACTGTGTTAATACTTTTTCTGCATCTTCGTCATTGTAACCAAGTGAATTTGCTAATTTAGCTTTACCCATTCCATAAAATAATCCAAGATTAATAGTCTTTGCTTCTGATCTATCTATACCTGCTATTTTAGCTACGATCTCATGAAAATCTGCTTCACCTTTTTCATAAGACTCTGCAATAGAAGCTACACCAAGGACTCCAGGTGTGCTTAAAGCAAAATGCACTACCAGCCTAGGTTCTTGTTGAGAATAGTCAAAACAACCCCATCTATGGCCCTTCTCGGGCACAAATATAGATCTAACTCCCATTCCTATATCTGTGTAATTAGGTATTTGTTGTAGGTTTGGATTAGAATATGATAATCTACCTGTTACAGTTCCACCAAAGTCACCTTTTAATTGATGTATGTCTGCATGTATTCTACCATTATGTACAAAATTTTTAATAGAATCTAAAAAAGTATTTTTTAATTTGTCTGCCTCTCTTGCACTATTAATAGCTCGTAACACCGGGTCCTTATGGTTTTTTAAATAATTTTTTGTAAACGAGGGTTTTCCTGTTTTTGGTGTTCTATCAAAATCAGTGATGTTTCTAACCTGACAAACTTTTTCAATACTAGCCGCAGCCCATATTTCTGGGTATAAACCTGAATCTTCTTTTACTCTCTTCATGTACTTGTCATAGTTTTTTTGTAAAGTGCTTTCAACTCTTGCTAATTGATCTTCGTCTATCCTTACTCCTTTTAATTTCATTTCTAATAAACATGGAAATACTTGTTGTTCTAGTTCTACGATTGCATGTAAATCTTGTGAGTTTATTTCTTTTTTAAATTCTTGCCAAAGAGATAAAGTAATTTCTGCATCTCGTTCTGCATACTCACCAACATACATAGCAGGTAATTTATACATCTCAGATTTAGGATCAACACCCCACTCTTTTGCAGCTTCTTGTAACGCATTTTCATTCTTACCAATGCCTACATAATCGGTTGCAACAGAATTAAGATCATATCTAAATCTATTCTCATCAACTAGAGATGCTATTACCATTGTATCAACAACTGTTCCGTGGACCGTGAGTCCTAGTCTGTGAATCCAGAGCACATCGTATATGGCGTTATGAAATATTTTTAAAGAATCTGTTTTTAATACATCGCTAAACCAATTAAGAACTTGTTTCCTATTCATGTTAGGCCCTGCTTCATGAGCGATAGGATAGTATCCTGCCCAATCTTTGACTGCAATGGCTATACCAACTACATCACCTACACCTCTTGTTGAAGATGATCCTTTAGTTTTTAAGTCTGGATCTTTTGTTTCTAAGTCAATTGATATCTCATCATACTTAGATAAATCTGGAAAATGATCGGGTTGAACCCATTCACTTTGAACTTTACCAAATAAAGTTTTTTGAATCATTTGTAATCCCTCTCTATAATCATCTCTATAAAATGTATTGCTTTCAACAAATCTTCTTTCCCATTTTTATCTTGATGTCTTATTATATATTTAATAGCACATCCTTCCGGGTATAGCAACTTGTTCTCAACCACAAACTTACTCGGCTGAATAATATACTTTTGATAGTGACTCCCACCATGCTGTTTATCCCAAACGTTTTTTTTATCCTTGTAAGAACTCATGTGTTAGTAAAGGAAATCTATTTTTAATTTTCATACCATGCTCGTAAATTATCAAATGCTCTCTTGGCCTTGATGTTCCAACATATGCAACTCTAGTTTCCTCATCCTCCTTTCTTCTATCTCCACTGTTATATGATTTAATTGAATTAGGACCCCAGTTAGAGTCCAATACCACTATATCTGCTTCCATACCTTTAACAGAATGAATAGCAGCTACTTTTATATTGCTTTCCAGATTCGGATCTTGTTCCCAACAATCTCTTAAATATAAATTAAAATGTTCATTATCTGTAAATAGGGTGCTATTAGTGGTAAACTTTAATACTTCGTACCACTGTAGATCTTTACTGCCTTTAAAATAATATTTATTTTGTAAATCCTCTAAACTTAAATAAAGATCAGGATCTTGTAACTCAGGTGGTTGTGTATCACCATTTTCTAAAGCTCCTTTTTTACCATAAACTATCATTCCTGGTAAAGATTTTTTAACCATGTCAATGTATACTGAGGCTTTGATTTGACCACCATTTTTTAGTGTATCCCAAGCCTGTATTAATATTTTTCTTTTTTCTTCCTCAAACAAACTTTTAAAAGTTGTGCCTTTGTCAGACCCAAAACTTTTTTGTTTAAAAATAATTCCTCTATCTATCAAGTATCTTTTAAAATTAAGTGCAAGATGATTTGTTCTTGCACACATTATCATATCGGTTTTAGAATTAATATTACCATTTAATTCTTTTAAGGTATCTATAAATCTAAAACTACCTTTCTTGGATGGGTCACACTCAAACTCTGTGCCAAGTCTTTTTTGAATGTGACTTTGTATCTTCATAACAACATTGTAAACAGGCGGAGGCAGCCTATGAGTTTTTGGTAAAGAACTTTTACATTCTTCTTTACAAGGCCACTTTTGAAATATTCTTGTATCAGACCCTTTCCAACCATAAATAGATTGATCATCATCTCCTACTAAAACAAGTTCCTCTGTGTTTTTTGCAATCTTAGATATGATTTGCCATTCTAGTTTAGATAAGTCTTGAGACTCATCTACCAACACCAACTTATATGGTTTAAATTCTATATTCTTAGCTAAAGCTTTTTCTAACATATCGTCAAAGTCAATCATACGATAATAATCTTTAAAGTTTTTAAAGTTGTGATAAACATAACTTATCTCTGGTCTTTTAAATCTTACTCGTAAATAATCTGGGTCTTCATCATAGAAATGATAAATTCTTTCTAAAGGATTTTTAATTATTTTGTATCTATCTCCTACTTTTACAGCTTTTTCAAAACCCAAAGAATGTTTTGATAAACCAATAAGATTCATAATAGCACCAAATTTTAAATCATGTTCTTCACTCCAACCAGCTGCAACTGGATCACCACCATCGTAGTCAGCATCTGCTAGCTTTGGCCAGTTGTCTGGGTCAGTTTTTATTTGTTTTTTAAACATTGCTTTTGCACTTTCGTTAAAAATTTCATACCCAGGTAAATGATCTTTACAAAATTTATGAATAGTTTTTATAGATTCTGCTTGTTTCTCAGTAAAAAACAAAGACAATGTTTTGTCATTTTGCGCACGATCTTTTAAATTTTCTACGGTGGCTTTAGCAAAACCAATCATTAAAGCTTGGTCAAAATGCAAACCACCTTCAAAATATTTTTTTAACATTTTTAATATTTCAGTGGTTTTACCACAGCCAGGGCCACCTAAAATTTTATATCTTTTTCTATAAAACCGATCAATTTTAGTATTCATGTGTTTCCTCACTGTTTGTTTTAAAATTTAATGGGTCTTGTTCTACTTCTGGTTCTCTATCAAAAACACTTTCGTCTACAACGTATACCCATTTTTTTACACCCTCTTTAATATGAAATTTTTCTCGACTAATACCCTTTAACCTTTGTATCATTTGATGTGTATCATCACTTGAAACTTTCCACTCTTCTAATTGCAAGTGTTTAAAAAAACCATTAAACATAAATCTTCTTTTTCCCTGGCCATCAGCAAATGGCCTACCCATTAAAATTTGTTTTCTATCTTTCGTAACTCTAAGATTAAAACAAAAATCTTCGAGATAAGATTTTAATTTAAAACCAGGTAAACTTTCCTCTGGTGCATCTATTGGTGTAGCTTTTTGCTGTAGTGCTCTAATTTGCATGTCCCAATTTTTTATTTTAGGTGGAGTCTTACCACTTTGTTCAGTTGCTGCTTCTCTTGCTAAATCTTGCTTCACTAATTCTTTTGAAGATAATTTTACTTCATCGCCATTAAAACCTAGGTACCATATCTTTGGGCTTGAAGTTACAAAAGATAAAGGTCCTAAAACTAATTCATTATCAACACCACCACCTATACCTAGTTTTCTTTTTACACACTCTTCTCTATTACAATAAGTTTTTAACCAATCTTGATCACATCTATATTTATAATCTCTCTTTTCTCTAGACCCAATTACATTACTAACTTCACTAAAACTCATGCCTCTACCAAGAGGTTCAAAAAATTTTTTGTTATACTCTAATGTTTTATCTTTCCATTCATCTGGATATCTTGATTTTATGTATTTAGTCATGTCTAATAAAACTTCATTTCTCTGACTTTTTGGTACACCAAATTTAGCTAATGCTTGCATACATGGTGGTCCATCTTGAAACCAATCTCCTGAGTCGCCTTCGTCTATGTTTGATTTTAATTTTTTAAGTTGAGAGGGAGTTACTTTATTTCTTTCGTAGTATTCAAAGAACTCTTCGAGAGTGGCAGGACTGCCATCCTCCTTTATCATGTAGCGTTGAGTATTTTTAGCGTTGTAATAAGGTAAATTAATCCAACTACCAGCAGATCCTTTTTCTAAATTTAAATATTTTTGAACAGGAAATATTTTATCTGGTTTACAGTCACCAAAAATGTTTTTTATTGTGTGTAATTTTTCGCGTAATAATAATGCCGGTACACATTCTGTCAAGAATATGTATATATGAATTCCACCACTTTTAGACTTGAAAGGTATAAACGGAACATTTATACTTTTGATTTTTTTAAATAATTCTTTTACATCAGGCTTGTATTCATCTAAATCTATTGCACCCCATTTACAAGTGCTATCGCTTTTTATTGGACACAAACCTAAACTATCTGCAAGGATAGTTTTATTTTTTGTTTTGACTTCAAATTTTTTACCTTCAAGGTGTGATTTCCACATTTCTTCTGTGTGTGCGTAAGAAGAGGTAAAAGATACACCAGATTTTTTACCATCACCGATACTATTATCTATTTGATGATAACCAAATCTTTCCTCTAATCCATCAAAGATTTTTCTAAACTTCTCTAACATAATAAAAGTGGGCGTCTCTACGCTAGCTTCGACGCCCACTACCTAGGATTCTAGTATGGTTGTTTAGATTCGTTTTCTTCTGAGCCGTGCTTAGCTTGGATCTCACCCTTACCTACACTCGTTGCAAAGTTTTTAGCCATGTCATACAAATCTTTTTGTTCAACAGGACCAACTTTACTTACATCCCAACCAAACCATGTTCCTTTGTCATTAGACATCTGAACGGTTTTTAGGTTATAAATGTGGCTGTATGTAGGCGGAGTAAATAATCCATTTTTACCCTGCATTTTTATACCCATCATCATTGAGTTCCATTTTCTACTAACTTTTAATTGAGTAGATTTCATAGAAATCAAAGCTGTTTGTGGGTTGTCACCTACAACAAGTACAAAGTGATTAGCGGTATTATCAAGATAGTTTCCATTTGGTAATCTATCTTTATAATCTTTACCTTTAGTTGTTTGGCTTATGATATCACTATCTGCATCATGTATCGCAACAGGAGCACCAGAGCTAGTGCCTCTGTCCTGCCACTCAATGTATTGTCTTTTGTAATGACATGGCACGACATTGATCGAATCGTACAATGCATTAGTTACAGTGTTTATGATTTTGCCTGGTTCTGCGCCCTCGACATATTTACCATCTCTTTTATTTACCTCTGGAGATAGCTGACCCAAAATTTTTAAGAATGGTAACGCAAGATCTTCTTGCGATATATTTTGAGCGCCTTGATTTGCATCAGCTTCAAATAAATTTGTTGCTAATGCTCCTTCTTTTTTTGTTGCTACTTGGTTCATGTTACTTGTTCCTTTTTATTGTTGTTTTATTCTCCGAGAATACCCCGAAGATTTCCGTTGGCATTTCTTTACCTGCCTCAATACGCTCACGGACTAGCGCTTTCAGAGTCATGGGCTCAACCTTCAACTTTTGTGTTGGTTGAAACCCATTACTCTTCGCAAGTTCGGCATAATCAGCCGCCTTGTTATCTTCGTTGCGACCAAAG